AGAAATTTTACAGTCGTCAGCACCCTCGATAGACTTGCCAAACTTACCTCTTTTCCATTTATCACCTGAGACCCAATCTCCTGTATTTTCATCTTTAACTCTTGAATGAGAACCAATGAGACTAGCAACAACTTTTTCTATATCTGATAAATCTTTTTTACCATCAACAGTTTTAGCTAACTTACTTTCTGAAGTAATCTCATTTTCTTCAAGAATATTTAATACTTCCTCAGGGGTCATATTATGGCTTTTATCTATCTTAAAAAACCTAACAGCCTTAGCAGAATTTTCTCTGTATTTCTTACAAACTGCACTATCTGCTTTGCCAAAACCCAAATCATCTGAAAGTAAATCATTAAAAACTTTTCTTACAGCAGGCTTTAATAAACCCTTATTGTTTAATGCTCCACTTTCTACATTAGCCAACCCTGAAATAAGAACAGCATAATTACTAATTTTAGCTGTATTAATTGCTGAATTATTATCTGAATTTTCAGCCCTCTTATCCTTAACAATTTTTTCATTATTAACTAAGACATTTTTGTCTGCATCAGAAATAGTAAAAACTTTAGACATATTTTTTCTCCAATAAAAAATTACTGATGAGTGTTTCGACCTTATCAGGTCATCATCAGGCAAGCTGAATAGCTTACAACACTACTATGGCTAAGGAATTAATCCTTAGCCTTTGACAATGAAAAGTTTTTATTCTCAAAATAAAATGGTAGGTCTGTCCTCATTGACCTATACTGCTTTTTCTTAGTGTCATATAAACCAATGGTATTTTCTGTCCATCTATCATGGTTAATAATACGACCTGAGAACTCTCTGGCTGTACCATCTTTTTTGGTAAAAATGCCTGAGAAAAACTGACCATTACCAAACTTTTTTAATATCTCTTTTTTCATTTATTTCTCCTTGTAATAATTAATAATTTCTTTTGCTAATTTTTTTGCGACTAACATATTTTTTGCCACCATTATTTGTGTTTTTCTCGCTTTATCTGAAAGTACTCGTAAATCTTGTGTTTCAGTAATTGCACCAGCTCTTAACCAGTCCTCTATCTGTCTATCTAAAATGTGTAATGGGATAGTTTCATAATTTACGATTAAATGGTATTTGTCGCCTAATTTATCTTTTGTACCTCTAGGTACAATCCATACTCTAGGATTAGAACCATCAAAACATTTTATATGCTTGTACCCATTAAAAATGTATTCTTTGAATAATATATCCATTTTTAATCTCCTATTTCCATATAACTTCAACTTTACCTGATTTTAAAATACGATATTTACCTAAAATATCATTGTCATTCTTATCTTTTATATAACCACTATCCCAACCCTCAACTATATGAATTTCATCTAGTTTTTTTATTAGTGCATTAAAAGATGTAAATACTTCTAATATTTTATAATTTTCACCCTCTAAAAAACTTAAATACTCAAAATTTTCTTCTAAAAATGTAGAACCCATTTTTACCCCCTATTTCCATTTAACTTCAATTTGACCTGATTTTAAAGTGTGCCATTTACCTAGCACCTCTTTAGTAATCATGTCTTTAACTACACCACCAAACTCGCCTATAACTCTTTCAGTAGTGTCCATTTCTTTTATTAGTGCATCAATAGACTTGAATATTTGTATTTTTAAAAATTGCATTTTTTTCTCCTGTTACTTGTTGTCAAGAACTAACTATGTTCTTGCCTAGCTACTCACTCGAACTTGCTATCTTTTTAATAAAGTATGCTAGGTCTCGAATAGCTAGGCAAAAACATAAGTCTGCTCAGGGTTATTTTTAATTAAGTATTTTTTTTAATGACAGTTTAATCAGATGTCTGCTACTACCCTTCCTGATGCGACTAAACACCTGTTGTTTGGGGTCTCTAAGCTCTTTGCCCTTAACACTCTGCCTACCATTAAATACATTATTGCCTGTTGGCTAATGTATCTCCTGAGAGTGTCTCCTGTATCCCAACAAGAATATTAGGGGATAGTTACTTGAGATATACTGAACTAAGTGGCAACCCTGAGCCTGTCTAGCTGAACAGTTAAGCTAGTATGTTTGTTTGTACCTCCTAAATAATTAATATGTTCAAACAGAATATCAGACTGGGCAAGGCAGTCAAGCATTAATTAGTATATATATGTACTTTTTTTATTTAATTTGTATTTATTCGTATACTATCAAACAGTTAGCAGATATTTTACTGGGTAATT